AAGCTGGTGGAAAGCCAATCAAGGGCTTTGACATTTGGTGTGAAACTGTTGCAGACGTGACTGTCGGTGAGGTTCTCCCAAAAGCTACGCCGCCGGAAGCGTAAATCGCATACTGGTCGAGCTGGCCTTGGCGACTGGTATAGCAATGAGCGAATGGCAAACGGCGGAGCAGATATACACAGCGCTAGAGATATTGGAGAAGCAAAATGAGCGACAGCGTTGAGATTGCCTACGACAAGGCTGATCTGCGTCGCGTCTTAGGTGCGTTTAAAGCAATGGACGCTGAGGCAACAGTGCAAGCAAAGGTCACTTCTGCCGCTTTAGCAGAATTTGCTCAAGAAAAAATCATTGGCACTTCAACCGGTCGAGGTCGAGCAGCTGAAAAGATTGCTCGCGGATCTAGAGTTTCCAAGTCGTCAAAGATAGGTGAACTTTCTTTTGGCTTTGCTGGGCAAAAGTTTTCAGGCGGTGGCACTACTCAACAGCTCTGGGGCGGCAACGAATTTGGATCAAACAAGTATAAGCAATTCCCAATTTGGTCAGGCTTTGGGCCAAAAGGTCGAGGATCAAACGGCTGGTTTATATATCCGACATTGCGCGCCATTCAGCCCGAAATCATTGCTAAGTGGGAAAATGCTTTTGACAAGATCCTTAAGGAGTTTTAAATGGCCGGGCAAAGTAGAACGCTTAAGCTGTCGATACTTGCCGACGTTGATCAACTTAAAAAATCCTTAAACAGCGCAAATGCTGACGTAGAAAATTCAAGCAGCAAGCTTGGCGAATTTAGCAAAAAAGCAGGCGTTGCCTTTGCCGCTGCGGCAGCTGCCGCTGGCGCTTACGCGGTAAAGCTTGCAGTTGACGGTGTTAAAGCTGCGATCGAGGACGAAGCTGCACAAGTACGCCTTGCAACAGCTTTAAAAAATGCAACAGGTGCAACCAATGAAATGATTGCCTCTGTTGAAAAACAGATCCTTAAAACATCATTGGCCACAGGCGTTGCAGACGACCAGCTGCGTCCAGCTTTGCAGCGCTTGTCGCTTTCAACAAATGACGTCACAAAGGCGCAGGATCTTTTAAACCTTGCGCTAGACATAAGCCAAGCAACCGGCAAAGGTCTGGACTCAGTAGCAAACGCCCTTGGCAAAGCTTACGACGGCAACACAGCTTCTCTGGGCAAATTAGGCATAGGACTATCTGCCGCTGAATTGAAGGCAATGTCATTTACTGACGTACAGACCAAGCTATCGGATTTATTTGGCGGAGCAGCTGCGAAAAATTCAGAGACATTTGCTGGCCGAATGCAAAGGCTAAAAGTTACATTTGATGAAGCAAAAGAATCAGTTGGTGCAAAACTGCTTCCAATTATTCAACAGTTGGTTGAATTTGTTGTCAATAAAGTAGTGCCAGCATTGGGCAAATTTGCTGACTTTTTTAAACCAATTACAAAAGCAATTGACGATAACAAAGAGTCTTTTATTTTATTTATCGAATTTATTCAAACTTATGTCGTGCCAGTGCTTGTCACCGTATTAGGCGGCGCGTTGCAGACTGTCGGAAAGATCGCCGGGGCGGTAGTGGGCGTTATTGGATCAGTTATTAAGGTGATAAATGCTCTAATCCAAGGAACGATCGACGGAATCAACTTTTTGATTAGGGCATACAACGCAGTCAATATTGGCTTGCCTGATCTAAAACCTGTCTCAGCTGGCGGAACACAATCAGGCGGAACATTTAGCAGCATTTCAGGCGTACTTGGATCAAGCATTCCAAGCCCGACTATAAATACAACACCTATTCCAACAATTACAATTCCGACCATTTCAAGCGCCGTTGTTGCCAACGTAGCAAAAACGGCAGTAACATCAAAGGCTGTGACTTCAAATGTAAGCGGTAGCGGCGCAGGCTCAACTATAAATTTGACGGTCAACGGAGCTATTGACTCAGAAGGCACAGCTAGAACAATTGTCAACACTTTAAATAATTCTTTTTATAGAGGAACAGGCGGCGCAGACCAGCTTGTCGCAACCGTATGACACAGTGGTCGCCAGTCTGGCGTGTAAAGGTTGCTGGCGTTGACGTCACTGACTCGGTGCTGGCCAGCTTAAACATCACCTCTGGACGGACAAATATCTACGAACAAGCTCAAGCCGGTTATTGCTCGATTACGCTTATTGTTTTTGATCAAGTGCCTATTGACTATGAAATAAATGACACCTTATCCGTAGAAGTTCAAGACACTTCTGCGGTCTATAAGCCTATTTTTGGCGGCTCAATTGTGGATATCGCTGTAAGCGTCTCAGAGGTCGGCTCGACCGCTTACACGCAAGAGGTGACAATTACTGCCTTGGGCGCTCTGGCAAGGCTGCAAAAGGCGCTTACAAACGGAGTCTTGTCACATGATTTTGACGGCGATCAAATATATACAATTTTGGCAGAAGTCTTATTTGCACAGTGGCAGCAAGTTCCAGCTGCCGAAACTTGGCAAGATTATGACCCGACAGTAACTTGGGCGACAGCTGAAAACGTAGGTCTGGGCGAAATAGATCGACCGGGCAATTATGAATTGGCACAGCGCTCATCATCAAGGACAGTCATTTATGATCTTGTGGCAGCTCTGGCGACTTCTGGTCTTGGTTATATTTATGAGGACGCAAATGGCCTTATTGGTTACGCTGACTCAACTCACAGAACCGTTTATCTGACGGCCAACGGATACACAGATTTAACTGCAAATCATGCTTTAGGGCGTGGCATAACGATTAAGACTAGAGCAGGCGACGTCCGCAATAACGTGACTATTAAATACGGTCAAAATAGCCAAAATGAAGTCAGCGATATAGACGAAACTTCAATTTACACGTATGGAACACTGGCTCAAATCATAAACACAACGATAAGACATCAAGCCGACGCTGAGGATCAGGCCGCGTTTTACTTGGCGCTTAGAGCTTATCCTCAGCCAATCTTTGAGCAGATAACTTTTGCGCTGACAAATCCAGAGCTAGACAATAGCGACCGAAATAGCCTTATTAACATTTTTATGGGTCAACCAATAGCTTTGAATGACTTGCCTGCAAATATGTCAGCCGGTACTTTTCAAGGATTTGTCGAAGGTTTTACATTTCGAGCCAGTTACAACGAATTAACGGTCACTTTACTTATGTCGCCGCTGGCCTATTCTTTGCAGGCCATGCGCTGGAATGACGTTCCAATTACCGAAACTTGGGCAAGCGTGTCGCCTACTTTGCAGTGGCAATATGCGACAATCGTGTCATAACCTGAAAGGAAAATAAATGGCTAATCCAACAACCTATTTCGGCTGGGTCATGCCGACCGCAACCGATCTGGTCACTGACCTACCGGCGGATTTTAACGTCTTTGGTCAGGGCGTAGATACTTCTATGCAAGATTTGCTCGGTGGCACTACTGGTCAAGTTTTGTCTAAGGCTTCAAATACAAATATGGATTTTGCGTGGATCGAGCAAGACGATACAACTTTGTCATTTAACGCACAAACAGGTACAACTTATACGCTTGTCGCTTCTGATAGCGCAAAACTTGTTACAACTTCAAATGCCGCGGCTGTCACAGTAACAATTCCACCGTCAGTGTTTACAGCTGGAAATCAAATTAACGTGCAGTCAATAGGCGTTGGATTGACTTCTTTTGTTGCTGGCGCTGGAGTCACGATTACTTCAACCGGTGCAACCGCAGCTGCGCCAATTCTACGCGCAAGATATTCAGCTTGCACAATTATTTGCACAGCAAGCAACGTGTTTACTGTGATTGGCGACATTGCATAATGTCTCCGATTCTAGGAATTATTGCAGCCCAAAATTATCCAAGAACTTTCAATCTTGAATATCTTATTGTCGCAGGCGGCGCAGGCGGCGGTGGGTTTTTTGGCGGCGGTGGCGGCGCAGGCGGCTATCGCTGTTCAGTATCAGGCGAATCTTCAGGCGGCGGTGGAAGCGCAGAATCTTCTTTAACTTTGGGCAAAACAACAAATTACACAGTAACAGTTGGTGCAGGTGGAGCAGCAGGTGCAGGTACTACTAGCAACACTTCCATAGGTACTAACGGCTCAGATTCTATTTTCTCTACCATAACCTCTGTCGGCGGCGGTGGTGGTGCAGGATTCAATGGCTCATCATCTGGAAGCAATGGCAAGGACGGCGGTTCAGGCGGCGGCGCGAGCGTGTACTCAGGAACTAGTGGTACGGCTGGAGCAAGAACAACAAATCAAGGTTATGCTGGTGGCACAGCGTTACAAACTGGTGGTGCTACGAGTTCAGGTGGCGGCGGTGGCGCAGGTGCAGTCGGAGCAAACGGAACTTCTGGTAATGGTGGCGCAGGCGGAAATGGCGTTGCATCATCTATAACAGGATCAAGCGTTACACGCGGCGGCGGTGGCGGCGGTGGTGTTTATTCTTCAGGTACATCAGGCGCAGGCGGTTCAGGCGGTGGCGGCGCAGGCGGCGCAACAAGTGCATCTTCTACGGACGGCTCGCCAGGAGACGCAAACAAAGGTGGCGGTGGTGGTGGCGCTAGACACATTGAAGGATCAAATGTAACTCCCGGCGGTGCTGGTGGTTCAGGTGTAGTTATTTTGAGATACGCAGACTCACTTACAATAACGATTGGCGCAGGATTAACTGGAACAGAAAGTAGTGCAAGCGGTGGCTATAAACGAGCAACAATTACCGCTGGCACAGGAAATGTGAGTTGGGCATAATGGCACACTACGCATTTTTAAACGAACATAACATTGTCACAGAAGTAATTACAGGAATTGACGAAACTGAACTTATAGAAGGTTTAGAGCCTGAAACTTGGTACGGTAATTTTAGAGGCCAAGTTTGCAAACGAACTTCCTACAACAACAAAATTCGATATAACTATGCAGGAATCGGATACACATACGATCCAATTGACGACGCTTTTATTGCGCCAATGCCTGATTGCGGTCATGATGAATTATTGCTAAACGATTTAAAACGTTGGGAATGTGTTGCCTGTGTCGCTCAAATATCCTAAGGACACAGCCGCGGCTTTAATCGAGGTTGCTTTAGCTGAGGTTGGCACAGTCGAAATAGGCAACAACCTTACCAAATACGGCAAATTTACAAAGGCCGACGGCCTGCCTTGGTGCGGTTCTTTTGTAAATTGGTGCGCCAATGAAGCTGGCGTCAAAATTTCAAACATGGTCAGTACAGCCGCCGGGGCTGAAAGAATGAAAAATCTTGGACGCTGGCACACAGTTCCAAAGCTTGGCGATCTTTGCTTTATGGACTTTCCGCATGACGGCGTTGATCGAATAAGCCACATTGGAATTGTTGCCAAAATAGGCAAAACAAGCGTATTTTGTATTGAAGGTAACACCTCTGGCACAGGCGATCAGCGAAACGGTGGAATGGTTATGATCAAGCAGCGATTTCTAGGCAAAGAAATTGTCGGTTTCGGTCGGCCAAAATTTACAGAATATGCTGGAGAATTTCCTGTAGTACAGCTGCCGAAAACGGCTGTCAAGGAGAAAAAATGAAAGAGTTAAAACCTATGGTGGCGAGCTATGCTCGATCATTTATTGCGGCAAGTCTTGCAGTTTACATGGCAGGTGTGACAGATCCTAAAGCGATTTTGTCGGCTGGTCTTGCAGCTGTCGTGCCGGTACTTATGCGTTGGCTAAATCCTAAAGATACGGTTTATGGCCGCAAGTGATCTTAAAATTGCAAGCGGCAGCGCTGGCATTGTGCCTTTTGCTGGCGCTGTCTGCTTGTGGTTATCAGGGCTACACACGTTATCCATGCCAAGAGTTCGAAAATTGGGAGAATGATGAATGTCAGCGACCAAGGTGCGAAGCGCAAGGCGTCTGCACAGAGGACTTACTTGGAGACATTGTTAAACCACAACCAAAATCACCGCAGATACCAAAAGCGTTTATCGCCAGAGGAGATTAAAGCCCGGTTGATTTTGTTTATTGGAATGACTCTTTCGATTGTTTTCTTGATCGTAACGCTAGGGATTACCTATGCTTTGATTTTTGTGACTCAGCCAGTATCGGCTCAAGCTCCAAATGACGCAGCTTTCATTGACCTACTGAAAACGCTGGCCATTTTCTTGACTGGATCACTTGGCGGCGTACTTGCCTCTAACGGGCTAAAGGACAAAACGCCTAGCGACACGCCCAAAACTACGCCTAATCCTTGACCTTGTCAGATCTTTGCTTCATTCTTTTAACAGGGAGCGAAGTGCAGTAGCTTCCTGAAACGGGAGCAAAATGTACACAATAGGAGAAGTGGCCGCTTGGCTACTACTGGGAGTCTTTTTAGGATTTGTGGTTGGTTACACAATCGGACTTAAAGAAGGCAATCGAGTCGGTTACGTTAGAGGCAAAATTGCAGGCGGACGGGCGGCCAGAAAATGAGCGGCTTCTTGGACAATTATGAAGGCGTGGCAGAGCGAATTAAACGCTTTTGGGCTACCTATCCAAACGGCAAGATTCACACGTCGATCATTGACGTAGATATTAAACAAGGTTATATCTTGGTCGAATGTAGGATCTTTAAAAAATACGAGGACGATCAACCAGCTGGTATTGACTACGCTTTTGGAAACGTCGCCACGTACAACGTCAACATGAAAAAATGGTTTGTTGAGGATACTGTCACATCTGCAATAGGACGTTGCGCCGGACTGGTCTTAGGAACAGATACAAGACCGACTCAAGAAAACATGCGCCAAGCGGAAAATATCGACGTGCAAATGGTTAAGGAAAGTGCCGAGGACGTTGATCTTTGGGCTACTTCAATCAGTGAGGATTTAGTGCCAGCCTCAGCTGCAATCGAGGCAATTAAATCTCAGCTTGGCGGCGTACAAGTAGCAGCTGCTCCAATCTGTCCGCATGGACACATGATCTGGCGCTCTGGCGATAAAGCTGGCAAGGCTTGGGGCGGTTACATGTGCACCGAGAAAAACAAGGCTAAGCAATGCTCGCCGCGTTGGTTTGTGTTGGGCTCAGACGGCCAGTGGAAGCCACAGGTGTAGCTATGGGCGACTTTGAGATCATTGACATAAAAACAGGTAAGCGCCTACGTATCGACAAGGACGGCTCAGAGCTGCGAGATGAGGTCACACCACCGGCAATTGAGTGGTGCGACAAAGGTCAACACTATGCCTCAAAACTAGGCGGACGTGATGATCAAGACATTTTATGGATTTGCTTGGCGTGTCAAAAGTGAACATAAAAATCAAGATTACAGAGGCCGAGGAATGGGCTATACACAATCGAGCAACTCAAGTCGTCTTTTCTCTAGATGATTTGAGCACAGTGCAGCGCTATAACAAAAAGTTAAATAACCATGAACGCGTTACAGAATACGCCGAATCTCTTGGCGCTGAGATGGTTGTCGCCCGGTACTTTGGTCTGGACTACGATATAAACGTTTCAAAAGGCAAACGTGAGGCGGACGTGGGCAAAGGCTTAGAAGTTAAGTGGACGAGTTACATAAATGGATCGCTAATTGTTTATCCAAATGAACGTATTAACGATATTGCCATTCTTGTTGTTGGTCGATCACCTGAGTATTACATTGTTGGCTGGTTGCCAGTAAAAGACGCTATGCAAAAGCATTTTAAGAATGGCACACAGGAGAGCTGGTGGGTCAATCAGGAACACTTAGCGCCAATTGGTGATCTAGTTAGGAGCTCTTATGCGTCAACTCACATTTGATTGCTCGATCTGCGCAAAG